ATCGGTAATGGCATTATCGTCAATAGCTATATAAACATAGCTTGAATCCATATGAATTTCGCCAGCGGTCCCAACTGTGCCATTAATTCCACCAGCTAATTTAGTAGCCGCATTAACAAAGGTTCCATTAGCCATTACTGCACCAACTACAATATCGTTTCCATCAACACCAGCTACATCGGCGGTTAAAACAACGGTATTTCCATCACCATCAATAGCGCCAACACCCTGTGTATCTGAGGCCGTAATTGCCGATACAAGAGCTGTAATAGCATTAGCCGCTGAACAATCGGCTCCACCAGCTAATTTATCGGCCGCAAATACATTTGTGACTGCCGTAAAGGTTTCTGTTGTAGCAATAGCATTTCCAGCAATGCCGCCAACTAAAGCTGTTATTGCACAAATATCCGTGCCCGCATCAAATGCGCTAGCTTTTGCAAAAGCATTCGGTGTATTTACACCATCAGTACCGTTTATTGCAGCAACAATTGCTGCTTGAGCACCTTCTAAATCTACTTCAACGGAAATCTTTCCATCTGCGTCATTTGCACCAATAGCAGTGAACGTATATTCTTTTGTCCCGATTATCATTTTGTCCCCAGCTATAGGTTGTGTGTCGACCGTTAAATTTATGGTCGATGCCGTAGTGTAAGCGGAAATATCAACCGGAATGTCTGTCGATACTACTGGTTCCTGGGCTTCGTCGGCCATAAACACATAACTGTCTTCTCCTGCTTTAAGCGGGTTGTTAATTCCGAGAGTTTCTCCATGAGTAACAACGCCGCCGACATTTAGAGTTGCTTGCGCTGCAACGGCATTTACAGGACTTCCTGACGTGCCATGAATAGCGCCTATAATCTCCTGAATTTTGTTTCCAAGGGAAACGGAAGGACTCTGAACCCTCGAAAGATTATTAAAAATCTTCAGTTCTTTTGCTGTTAAATTAGTCATTGTTTATTCTCCTTTACAATTTAATATTTTATTCGAAAGAATCCTTATTTAGCTTGTATGCGATCCAAGCATCCATCAAAGCGGCAACACTATCAATCTTTTGTGCATGTCGCTTCTTAAGTAACTTACGGTTACCATTCGTATCCTCAAGAGTAATCGCATTACCCATGGCAAAGGACATTAATTCTTGATCGAACACTAAGAGTCTCTCTTCAGAAAGGGTTTTTAGTTCTCCAAGAGGGACAGATTCGGTCTTCACACCTTGAATTACTTTCTCAATACCATAAGGACCATTCTCGGTCTCCCAACGAGCTACAAATTCCTTGGCATTGTATGGGTCGAACCCAAAACAACGAACGTCGTATTGACTATCTTGTATAAACTTATCAAGGTCGTCATAGACGTCCATCATGTCAAGAACAGTACATTCCAATACCATCAAAGAACCCTCTTCAATAAATTGGTCATACTTAATTCGCATTGCCCCTGGAAGTTTCATTAATGTAAGAGATGAAATGTAACACCGCGTCTTAATTCCAAACTTCTCTCCAGGTAGAGGAAAGAGGAAAGTAAAGGCGCAGAAGTCATCTCCCTGCGAAAGGTCAGCACCCATTGCACAAGGCATAGACCAGAACTCTCTTTTCCGATGAGGTAGTGTCTCTTCATAAGTAAAGAAGTAGGTATAGCCTTCCATTGGGATACCAAACCGTTTTGCCAAAATATCGTTGCGTGTAGCCGGTGCATTCTCGGCACGTTCAACATCAAGTTGGTAAGTCTCATATGTAACAGTCTTACCAATATTGGGATTAGCTTTCGGCCACATAGATGGATCACTAACTTCTTGTATATCGTCAAGACGATAATACCAAATAGAAACGTGAGGATTTATATATTCGCCCTTGAGTATGTTCATGAGTTCCATTTTGATGGTGTCACCAGAACTATTACGAACTGTACCTTCAGAACTCATGGCAATGATAAGATAATCGTCCAACTTAGAAGCGCCCTGCTCGATTGCACCAACAACATCCTCACGAATGTCACCAGACAACCATTCATCAACAGTTGCTATTTTAGGTCTTAGGCCTTGTAGCTTATCCACACTCATTGGACGAATTTCAAGGATTGAACCGGTTAGAAAGTTTTCAATTCCTTTCTTTGTTGACGCAAGTTTTACACGATTAGCCCTAGAACCAGTGGTGTTTTGTAAGGACCCCTCAGTTAGGAACTGATAGAGAGGACCGCGGGCACGAGTAATGGCGGTTCGAACCGGTGACATAACTTCATCAGCTTGCTTCATCGTTGGCGCCGTAGTAATCTGATGCGTCGTCGATGTATCAACATTAAGAAAGTAATTTTGTATGCAGGAGCCATACATTGATTTAGCAGCACCACGAGCTACAATTAAGTATTGTTTATTAATCAAACGTTTCTTAATCATCTTACGGACATAGCGACCACCATGTCCATCGGCATTTGGCTCGTAGACACTTCGTTCGACAAAATAGTACCACCCGAAGATCTGCTCTGACCAAAGTTTGAAGGTATCTAAAAGCATCAAATCAGCGCCGTCCGTAAGAGTTAGCTCGCATTCACAATATTCGATGAAACCCTCGACTGCATCTTCATCGTAATAGACTCCTCGGTTTGCAATCAAGTCATCTATACGATTCATTTCCATTGAGATCTCTTTGCAGACTGGAATGTTTCCTCGTAAAACTTCTTCGCGAAACTGAGCGTAATACTTAGGAGTTGCTGTATTTGATAAGCCCATAAGTTACCTCCTTCCTTACGACTTAGTAATCGCCTTCTTGACCGCTTGACCCATCGGAGTTGTACTTAGGGCATAAATGGATGCGACGGTTGTTCCTACAGCTAACACCGCTTTTGCCGCTTCCATGCCTCTTGTGTAATCACTAACGGTGAGTTCGCGCAACTGTTTTTCAAGCTGCATTCTTTTTGTAATGTCCTGTAATTCTTTGGTGGATAGGTTCTTATACCCTTTTGCTTTAATGTCCCTTGATTTAAGATAGTCATCCGAACCTTTTCTTTGGGTTCCACTACCTTTACCAACAGTTCCATTAGGACCAGGTTTCCGACGAACTCCCCATTTCATTCCGAGGATTCCGAAATGAGCAAGCGTTTCATCGGCCTTGTGATAGAGCGATTCGATTGGCACTTCAGTGCTTACTTCAGGCCTATCATACGGAACTGAATTTCCAAAAGGACTGTTAGGTGTACTTTTCCGTTTCAAGTCACCGATCAAATTTTGAACTTCGTTTTCTTTCCTCAATCGAACAAGCAGTTCATCGAGTTCTCTGTCTGTCGCACTCTTGATTGATTTCGTTTTATCCGCCATTTTGACTTCCTCCTTCTGCTTGCCAGTTAAGCGTAACTTCAAGCTCTTTAATTTGATCTTTTATCGCATCAACTAAGTAACCCATTTGTGGGGGATCAAATACAAGACGAACCTTAAGGTAGACATAAGTCATAATAGCCTCGAGGTCTTTTCTTTCTCCAACAAAGTCCTCCCACATCTTAGTCTTGTCCTGGATAGAGAACCCCTCAGAAGGACCGACACCGAGTTGATTCAATCTGAACAACGCCGTATTGATGTGAATGATGATGTCAGTGTCAAAACTTGTATCGGTCTCATCCGGACCGAGGAGTTTCTTAATAGAGGTTAGTATACTGGTTTCCATAATTGCGTATCTCCTTTCCGGCGTTCTTGGGGAAGTTTAATTAACAATGATGCGTCTCCATAATGAATTGCATTACTTGTGTTATGTGAACAACAGATGAGATTGTCAGGATCGAAGATTATGTCTCTACCTAACTCAATGTCTTCGATTGTGATTGGATTGATGTGATGAACAATAATACGACCAAAAATTTCTCGGTCAGGAATTGCTAAATCACAACCGTTATCACGGATGATAATATCACGTCTTGTATGTTTCCATTCGGGCGATCGATAAAAGTTTTGATTAAGATATCGTTCAAACCCAAAAGTTTCTCGCCCAACTGCTCCACCAATTTTAAGATACTCAAAACGTTCTTCAAAAGTTTTGATACGACGAAGTTCTCTATAGGATTTATTCCTCATCGTCATCACCTCGTCTATCTCCAGAATATCTCCTCATTGCATTGAGAGCATTAACATATAACTCTTCAACGCGTTTAGCAGATTGAATAGATTCTGTTTTTGCAGTTATCAAGTCTTTCTGTTTTTCGAGGATATCTTTTTCGAGACGTTCTTTTGTAGAACCAAGTTTTAAAAAGTGTGTTGTCTCTTGCGAGCTTGCCGTCCCAGCTAATAATCGTTTTTCAACAAGATCCATAGCTAAAGATATCAATTGATTCTCTCTTCCCTCTGGTGTGGTTGCCGGAGGTCTCTTTCTTGGTGAGTTTTGTTTTGGTCTTTCTGTAGTACTCAATACTTAAGACCCCCTTTCATGATAGTTTGGGTAGACTTTAGGGGTCGATAAGATGCGGCAACCAGTAACCCTTGAAAGGAGTCCCGGCTCACCACCCCGGAAAATTAATCGATGCCCGGCGCCGCACCTTAGCCACCCCTAAAATTTCCCCCGGAGAATTTTTTAGG